GATAAAGTTTTCCCCAAAAAGCTTTAACACTTACTTCGATTTGAGAGATAGCAAGAAGGGTATTCTTTACCGCATTCTTTTCTTTGTCATTTAGTTTCGTATGAAAATCATGGATATCACTTTGAAAATTCCACTCTGTGTGGATCCAATAGCTATGGTTAATAGCGTCAACGTAACTAAGTACTTCTGGATATTCGAAAGGCTTAAAGTTGACTCTCTTATTAAAAATACTCATCTTTGTGCAATAGTTTAGTTTGTGGAATTTTATAGACTCCACGAGTAATTAAACAATAAATTTTTCTAGTTATTTAGATTCTGAGGCAATAAATATCCGTACAAGTAGATCATTATAATCCTAGTTCAAAGAACTTTGACTTTAGATATTGTTTTTCATCAGTAGAAAAATTAGACTTATTTATTGGTTTCATTTGTTGAGATGCATTTTCTAATTCTTCATCTCCAAGCTCTGAATTATCTATGACTATATTACCATTTGATGTGTTAATCTTAGCTCCATAAGTCATTCCATCTTGACCGAATCTGTTTTTCATGATGTGCATTCTTGCAGTGCCAGTAGCTTTATCTTTTCTTTTTCTTGACCAAGACATAATAAAGTCAGCAATCATAATTTTACCATAAGATCCTGCAGCTTTATCTCCTTCAATCACATCATCGTTAGCTCCTGCTCTATTTACTTGAGAAACTGTCCACACTGGCATTTTAAACTGCCTTGCCATTCCTTTAGTAGCTGTATACACATCATCAATCTCATCTCTTCTTTCTGAAGATCTGCTTTTTGACTTCAGTAGATCTACGTAATCTATAATAATTAAGTCTGGAGTTTTTCCTAGCGTGATACATTTTTGTATGTGAGACTCAATAGTAGATATTGTCGTCTTTCCCATAGCATACTCTTTAACGGTCAACTTTCCTGGAAGATTTGCGATAGCTGCTTCTATCTGAGGTCTATGCAAATGAATCTGTTGAAAATCAATTCCAGTGAATATAGAGTCATATCTTTTTCCTACGTATTCTTGAGAAAGCTCTAGAGTGTAGTGGTTAACGTTGTATCCAAGTTTGACTGCTTCTGCTCCAAGGTTAATAAGGATCCATGATTTTCCTGCGCCTGGACTACCGAATACAATTCCAAAGTCTCCACTACCAAGTCCACCCATAAGAAGCTCGTTAACATTTGGCCAAGGGCTTCCGATAGGCTTTCTGTCCTCGTTTCTGTACCTGCTTTCGATATCTTTCTCGTACTCAAGTCCTATAAGCTTATCTTGTCCTGCTTTTAAGGCTTTATCGATAATGGTTCTAATATCATCATATTGACTTCTACCGAGTAAGTCTACTGAAGTTAATAAAGCCTTTTTTAGCTGTTGGTTTTTACAGAAGTTACTAAACTCCTCTTCTACATAAGTCCTATCGTCATTGGAGCTCTTTAGGGCTTCTCTGAGTTGCTCTGCTAAGCTTACCTTAAGTACTTCATTGTCCATCTTTTTGACTTCAATGGATAGATACTCTGGCGTTGGGTTTGTGTGGTACTTTTGAAAGTAAGATATTGTGTTTTTAATGATCCACTGATGACTCGGATTGTCAAACTCTTCTGGTTCTAATACGTCTATGATGTTCTGTAAGAATTCTTTGTGCTTTAACAAGCTTGAAATAACCTTAATTTGAAAACCATTACCATAACTATTTAATGTGTTCAGCACTGCCATAACTTTTTATTTATATTTTGATAGATTGTGAAAATTAGTGAAGATCCAGTTTTGTAAATTGCTTATCGCTCCACCTAAACCGTCTTCTTCGTACATCCTCATAAACTCTTTAGACTCTAATACTTTTCTAGGATTATCGATCATCTGATGAATATCGACTAAGGAATCTTCAGGTATGTTAGGATTTCTTAGATCCATTAGCTTTTCGTTTATCTTTAGTTGATACTCGAAATTTCTTATGCTAGTGTAATGCTTTCCTTCTGTAGTCTTTGCCTTTTCTATTATTTCAGTTAAGGTAACTACTTCATCATCTTTAAGTTCAGGATACATTTTGGCTAAAGTCTTCTGACCGATGCCTTTTACTCCTGGAACATTATCTCCAGTATCACCAAGCAATACTTTCTGCATTAAGAAGTTGTTAGGTGAAGAGTCATACTCTTTTATAATAGTCTTCTCGTCGTAAAACTTTTTCTTTGTAGGCGAATATACAGAAATTCTATCACATACGAGCTGTAAATAGTCTCGGTCGCTTGATACTATCGTAACTTGACCTTCTAACTTAGTACCAATATAGCCTATTACGTCGTCTGCTTCTATTTTGTCTATTGATATTAAGTCTACAGGCAAACACTTTAAATAGTCGACCAATCTTGTCAATTGACTGGTAATGGCTTCAGATTCTTCTTGTTGGTTATCGAAAAGATCCCAATTGGTGACTCTTCTGATTCCTCTGTTTGCTTTGTACTCTGGATAAAGATATCGCTTGTTCGTAGATCCTCCTTTGCCATCAAAGACTAAGATAACCCTGGTGGGTCTAACTAAGTTAATAGTATAAGATAAAGATCTTAAAAACCCAGTTAGACCTCCAATGTGGTTACCCGAAGGATTAAGATGTTTGATAACAGTAAAAGATCTTAAGAAGCTGTTCAATGAATCCACTATTAGGACTCTATCGTTAACCGCTAGTTCTTTCTCTTGCACAACTTCCTTTATTGACTCTTTATTGCCTAAAGAATCAAATAGCTTTTTCTGTTCTGGTGTCATATTAATCTTCTTTGTCGAAAATGTCTGTGTTAGATGTAGAGTCTTCTACTTCTACTACGTCAAATGTTGTACTGCCTAAAATTTTGCTCCATTCTGCACTGTGAGCTTTTTTGTACTTTTCGAGTTCATTAGGTGTGTCCTTAATGAATCCATGCACAGTCATAATTACCTTACTTACTGCAGTTACTCCAGTAATGTGATTTTTGTCACAGCTAACTTTAGTTCGTTTAGCGAACTCTACTTCCTTACCATTCTTTGTAGCTTTGATTTTGTTTGTGCCAGAGCTTATGATATTACCGAATGTGATAACCATAGAAGAATCAAAGTACATTGTGTTTCCACCTTTGTTATTCATTTTTGGCTGACTCATAATAGTTTCAGGTTTCGCTACCCAAATCTTATTGATCGCTACTAAAGTGTTCGTATAAGGTTGGCTTTCCTTCCTTGAAAGGATGATTCTCTGATTGATAAAGTTACCAAACTGTTGAGACATTGCTCCTGCGTTCCACTCATTATTGTTAGACGACTTTTCGATACTCATTTTACAAGGAATGGATCCTACAGAGTCCCAAAAGAAACAAAGATCGAATGGAAGGTTTCCTTTTTTCTGTTCGTCCAATATATCTGCAATGAATGCTGCTACGTCTTCTATACAGTTTAGCTTTTCTCTATCGATAAAGATAAAGTTGCCTTTGTAATCACTAACTACCCCGTCTGAATCCGATACTTCTTCGTAATGAAGTCCCATCTGCCTTGCGTGTTCCCAACTCCACTTCATCTCTGTGATTATAAAGACTGGGAGTATCCCCATCTTCTGACAGGAAACTGCCGCCTCGAGTAAGGCGGTAGTTTTTCCTGTATCAGAATGTCCTCTAAGCAGAGTAATGTGTCCAATAGGAATACCTGGCACTTGTAAACCATCACTAAAAGCTTCAGAAAGCGGAATCCATTTAGGATCTTTAAATTTTACAGAAGTCGAAGATAGATTCTTTGATTTCTTAAAGTTGTCTAGATTGAAGTTTGAGTTAATCGCGCTAGACAGCTTTGCGTTTAAACTTTCGCTTGCTTTTGCCATGTTTTTGGTTTATTAGAATGAGAACAAATCGTCGATCTTTGAATCAAGATCGGTCTTTTTCGTGCTAAGAGTGAAACTCTTTGCTGAGGAAGAATCCTCTTCTTTTTCCCAAGGAAGATCTCCAGCTGGTGCTTGTTTTGTTTCAACAGCATCTGCTTGTTCTTTGATCTCCTCTTCTGGATTCAGATAAGTCAACAAAGCTGATTTCATTTCATCGTAAGAGAACTTTTTAAAGAGCTCCATCGGATTAGGCTGAGTGTTCAACCATACTTTGACTTGTTCCGCGTTATCAGAAAGTGGGGTGATTTTAGTCCTAATACGTACCGTAGAGGTATTGTACATAAGACCAGTAGTTTCTTTACCTTGAGTTTCGACTGTGAGATCACGGCCTTCGATAGGATCGGTAAAATCTCCTACGTCTTCGTCTTCTGCAATAGCAAGAAGATCCATGTAAACTTGCTTACCAAATTCCCAAAGTCTAACGCCTTTGTCTTCTTCTCCTCGAACGATTACAGGTACAAATACCCTCATCTTTGGTTCAAGCTTCTTAGCTAATTGCCAATTGTCTTTCTCAGAAGATTGCCTAAGCTTCTTTGTAAACTCTAGGATTGGATCTGCTTCCGACCAATTAGATAGCGCTGGCATCATACGATTTGAGATCTCGTAGTATACATGCATCTCTTTGAATGGATTCGATCTGTCATAAACAGAAGGAACGATCCTTACAGAGTGTTTGCCGATACCTGGCCTCCAGATGGTTTGGGATTTTTCTTTGCTCTGGCCTTTTGGGTTTTGAAGAGTGGCCAGCCTCTTCTTTAAGAGACTTATATCCATAATATAACTGTTTTAACAAAACTAATGATTCTTTTCGAAAGAATACAATTTATTTTACAAGTTCACTATTTTGTGAATTGCGGTGTTGAGCTTCCTCAAGCTTCCGTCGGGCTGTGTAAGTAGCACCGAATTTTTATACTCTTGCCAATCGATTTGATAAGAATTATCTAATACACCGTTATTTTTAGACTTTACTACAGAGTTTAAGGCGTTTATAGTGTAAAGCGTATTAGTTTCTTTTTTTCTGTGTAAAAGTATCGTATTAGGAAGTATTTTAGTACTTGGTCCTTCTACTTCTATGTTGTAAGTACACATGTATTCTTCGGAATCAGGAGAAGACATCACGAATATTTTGTTATAGAGTATCTTGTACTCGCTAACAATTTCGTAAAGTCTGTTATCCAGATCTTCTTTTTTTGTAAAGCTGCAGAAAAGTCGATTCATCAAAGAATCTTGTGTTAAGTTTATAATATTGTGATGCTCCATAACCTATTTTAGTAGTTATAAATATTGGGTTTATTACGAAAATGAGTAATTAATTCCATGGGTGTGTTTTACTGGAAATTCTCCTTGTTGAAGAATGTCTTTTATTTCTATTAATGCTTCTTTTCCGTCTTGTACAGAGAAGTCGAACAAAAAAGCATCATATGTAATAAGTATCAGTTTGGTTTTCTTATCTTTAAGATACTCTTTTATTTTTAAGATTTTTTCTACATTAGTCTTAGTCTCTAAGTTTTGTAAAATATAGTTAAAAAGTTTATGTTTAGTTATCGTACTATGTTTTTTTAGTATTCTGCCTGTAGGTAAAACATAAGAGGACTGAGCTTTATACTTTTTGTACTCTTGATCAGTATAAGAACTCATACAAGAAAGAAACTCTATATGTGAGTACTGAGGTTCTACTCCTCCGTAAAGTTGCCTAAATGTAATTACTTTTGCTTGTTTGTATTCTTCTTCTGTTATGTCTTTAGTTGACTTTTCAAAGTACTGACTCGCTAGCATTTTATGAATAGACTCTGAATTTGATAGTTCTACGCCTACTAGTTTAGCAATAAGTCTAAGATGATAAGAGTCAAAATCGAATTCTACGAAATAATCGTTTGTTGGTATAAATTGTTTTCTGTAGTCTCCTTCTTTAGGTATGGCTAGAAAGTTTATTCCTTTAAAAGAATTTGTTGGTCTTCCTGTTAAGTTATATAAGTTGTAGTAAGAGTATGCAATGCCTTTATTAATCACACCCGCGCTGTTTGGCATGCTGTATAAACTCTTAATGTGTTCTTCTATGACTCCAATACCGTTCTGCTCTACGTAATGGTATGCGTCCAGGATCAGATTATCGAAGCTTGTGTCTAGTTCTAATCCCATTAAATACTTTATCTGATCATAAAAGCACTCGCATTTCTCATAATGCTTTGAAATAGGAATGATGTAATCTACGTTAACTAGATAGGACTTATTTTGATAAAAAGATCTATGAAACTGAGTGTCGCAATTATACTCTTTTACTTCGTTATTAGAATCTAATGCTACTAAGTTTAAGTCTACTGCGTTTGATACTGAAAGATGGTAAGCATGATACTTTTTGTCTATTAGATATATGGTCTTATGCTTGCTTAGAAATAAGTTTATAGATTCTATATCTAAAGAAAAGCTTTCTGAGTGGTGAATGGTTAGTATATATCCTTTTTCACCGTTATTATAATATACTAAGCTTGGTCTGACTAGTTTAGGATGATATAGCGGATTAGTTACTATAAGTTGAATAAAAGCCTTTTCG